CTTCTGGTGATGCCTCTTCAGACATCGCTGCTCCCATTGCTTGTTGAGCAACTTTAGACGATACATCCATTTCCTTACGGTAGTTCTGACCTTCCTCTTTCATTTGTGCAAGTTGCTGTTGCTGAGCCATTTGTTGCTCTTGCTGTGCTTGTTGCATCATTTGCATAATTGCTTGTTGTTTCTCTTGATCACGCTTACGTTTATTTAAACTGTACTCAAGTTCATTTACAATCTCAGTATATGTCTTAGCCTTTTCAATTCTTACGTAGTCAAGCATATCGATTTGCTGATTCTGCATTGCAGCTTGTGCTAGAGCAATCATTCTCTCTTTCGCTTGATCATCCATGAAGTCTTTCACATGGACATAAACTCCCATCTCTTCAAATTGGAAGTCTTTGTTAATTTTGAGCCACTGCTTACCTCTAGTTCCTACAACTGGAATTTCGGTCTCAGACTCATCCATCAACATCACCTTATACTGATTCAAAGCAAAAGATAGTTCCTTTTGGAAGAACTCTATAAATCCTTGATACAGATAAGTAGTTCCTAAATTAGATTGAGCAATTGTACCGGCTTGGGTTTTTGCTCCTACGTATCCTGCTTGTTGTCCTAAAGCAATCTTAGGAATGTTTACAATCTCTTCCATCAAACGCTCTTCTTCTCTCCTTAGTGAAACAAGTTGTTGTACATTTGGGTCGAGAGTCATATCAACAACTTCAACCAATCTGTTTTCTTGTCCTGATACAAACTCCTCTCCAGTTGCTGATCCGTCAGAGATATGGATACCCATTCTTTCAAAGTCAGATATCACATCCTTAGCAGTAGATGAACCTAATTTTTGTTTATTAATTAGATATACTTTACCCTTAGAGCGATTAAGCATCTTGGTAATTTCGTTGGTAATATAATCAATTCTGTCTTGGTGCTGATGTAAACGAGCAACTACAGAACGATTTTCTCCCATCACCATGTTTGGTATAAACACTTTTAATGGTAACTCAACATCACCAGGGTTATCGTGCTTACGAACAATGTTAGTTGTTTCTCCGTGGTCCACAACATATTTGTTTCCGATAAGAGTTGTTTTATATACTGTTTTAGTCCAGTATTCACCTTTTCTTTCTTTTCTGTTTTTAGTGTAATGAGTATTTCCGAACTTATCTTTGTTCTTCTGATACTTCATATCTTTCATACCAACCCAATATCCGGTAACACACGCAAGGGTTGGAAGATTATTGATATTGAACGCCCAGTTAGTAGCGTATGGATGAGAAGTCAAGTCTAATAGTTGATATAAGTTATTGGAGTTAATCTTTTTAAGTTCAGTAATCTCCTCTATTGACAAATCATCTTGATATCTTTCAATTACATCAGTAATGTTCAACCACTCAATTTTACCTACAAATCGGGCCTCAGAATTAAAGTCATCATCCTTAGCTCTATCTATAATCAAATTATGTGGTAGAACAATATCAAAATACTGCTTGGCATTTTCTATTCTATTTTCAATACCTACGTATCCTCCTAATAGAGTATATAAAAATGCTTGTTTTAATTTTTGCTTGTACTGATTACGATTCATGATATCCTCACAAATCTTAGAAGCAATTACTTCAGAATACTCTTGGTAATCATACTCCATGAATCTATGTACATCTTCTGGAATTTCCATTCCTTGCATCTGAGGCCCAAGCGGATTAAATTCGATGCCATACTTATCAAACATCTTATTTAACTCAGGTAACTCAAATTTTAATAACGCCAACTCTAGTAATTGCGTTTTTTTGTTTACTGTACCCTTAGACTGAGACTTAACAAGTGGCTCTACGTTATCAATCATCTTGATAGCATTACCTACCATGTAGTCAACAAGTGAGGTTACCTTTTGTCCGTTAATCCAAACTGTAGGTAAGTCACAATTGTTTTGGTCTTGAGTAGTGTAGTAATAATCTTTGTTGTATTGTCTCCCTAAGTAATAGGTGAACATTCTTACAACTTCGTCTATTGGATTTTCTAAGTCGGATTGTTTTCTAACCCTAGAGATTCGATCATGTCTTTTGTTGAAATGTGACATGATGAACTGTACATTTCTTTTATACCAGTCTTTGTTCTTTTCGCTTTCCGAAATAAACTGTTCTGGTTGTGATGTTATTTGAAACGCCATTTGTTACAAATTTAGAAAAAAAATGTGAAAAAAGCACAATTTGGGCATTTAGATAATGTAGAAGATATCTTAGTACCAGATACTCGTTGTCAAAAGGCTTACAATATTTCCTTGGTGTTGCCACCAAAAAACCATACCCCCCTTTCCCCCCTTTCCTTGAAAAGCTTTCAAAAAAAGAAGTTCGGGTGAGTGGTTTATGGCTTCCAAGGCTACTTCCTCGTCCGTCACCACACAGTCAAATAACAGTACCCCCATTACAAACTAAGACTGCGATACAAACATAATATCGTTTTTTGTATTATGCAAGCAAATAATGTCTCGGAATTAAATTTTTTATGTAGAACTCAATGTATTCCTCGCCTTTAGGGACTAAAATTTTTTCTACAATGAGTCTGAATATGTATCTATCGTTGAATCCATACTTTTTTTGGAGGATATCTACGAAAGGTTTGACTATATTGTCTACATCAGAGTTCATATTACTCATTCCTACGATCATAGAGAGCTCTATAGGCTTTTTTAGGTCAGATAGGTCACACTCAGTAAGTTTTTCCATCACCTGGACCTCATAGTCCTTGTAATCTTTAGTTTTAAAACGTTTTCCTTGCCATACTTTGTTTACAGACAGAGGTTTAATCTCTACTTTGTCTGAAAAGAGCAGGATATTTTTCTTTGAGGGTTGATTCATGTGCTGGTAAGTCATAAAATAATAAGAGCTCTACCGGTAGTCCGTAGAACTCTGCAATAACCATTGGGACGAAGAAATTATTAATAGAAGTCTTGCCTTCCAATGCATCTGAAAATACTTTGTGATTTAAAAATACCCCCATTGTATTGTATATTTTGCTAGTATGGAACTTAGTTCCGTGTAACTTGCTTAAATATATAACGTTAGAGACGAATCTCTCAGAGATGTTCTTTAATTTCTTACGAAAAAAAGTTTCGTAAAATTCTTTTCGGGTATCTTTAATAAGCGATTCCTCCACTATTACAGGGAGACCTCTTTTTTTTATCGATATAATTTTCTTTTCTAATTCATCTCTGGTCATCAGAATGAATTTATATCCTGTTCAAATTCCTTGAGATATCTTTCGTTCTCAGTGACACACTTCTTAACTTCACGCATTACTAAAATTAATTTTTGGTGATCTGCTAGAGATTTACCATTTAGGATATTATACACATCATACTTTTGTATTCCTAGTGGTTCTACACGGTCTACAATGCGTGCCATATCGCCTCTTTTTAGTTTTTCCTTGAGTTCTAAAATTTTCTTTTTGAGTTCTTTATTCATAATAATGTACAATTTTACAAAAAAAGTTTGTAAATAACAAATTAGTAGTTATATTCGCATACGTTAATAGACAAAATTATGGCATTACAAAAATCAATGAGCAATGTAACCTATCTCTCGATCAGAGACGGTAAGATTGCAAAAAAAGTAGGAGAAGAGTATGAATTTTACTCAAGCGTTAGTGGTCATTTAATGGGTCTCAGTACCAAAGAAGGTAAGTATGGAGACGAGTTATTAGTAGACCTAAAGGATGGAGATGAGAATTATCGTTTACAGATTAGAATTAAGGGCAATGATGCTGGCAAGCAAAGTTCTTATTTCATCTCATTTGCACATTGTGCACCAAACATTGACCCTTCAAAGGAATTAACTTTGATTCCGAGTCTTAAGATTGTAGACGAGCGTAAAAGAGCTGCGTTATTTTTAGAGCAAGGTGGACAAATTATGAAGTGGGCTTACAAAAAAGGCGAGGGAATGCCTGAGCCCGAAGAAGTATTCAACAAAAAAGGAGAACTAATCAGTACTGATTGGTCTGAGGTTGAATCATTCCGTTTGGATAAAGTAAATGAGTTAAACTCTCGAATTAACAAGTCAGCAAATGCTTTAGAGGCTTCTAGCGTAAAGGAAGAAGTTCAAGCAGATGATGATTTACCTTTCTAATTTATGGCTAGGGGCATTCAGAATGCAGACCTCGCCAAAAAGATAGCGAACAAGGTAGAGCCTGCTCACATGAAACACTATGGTAACGAGCAGGTTTCTATCATTCGCCAGTCATCTTTAAAGAGTGCTGTGGAAACAACATTAAACTGGTACAAGACTCAAGACGAAGTATTAGAACTCAAACAAGTAACAGAATTAACTCTGCTGGTGGCAGAAGAATTTGAAAAATGGGTAAATCGTTAGAAATCAAACAGATAAATAAAGACAAGGCGTATGATGAGTGGATTAATTTCCGATCTAGTGGCCTTGGGGGCTCAGAAATAGGTACACTTATGGGTGTAAATAGTTGGAAGAGTCCAGCAGAGTTATATTATCAGAAGATTGGTATTATACCGCAAAAAATAAAACAAAACATTCCTATGTTTATGGGAACAATCATGGAATCTTTAGTTTCAGATTTATTCTCTTATTGGGAGAGTGATGAAGAGAGCATGATGGAAAATCATCTTAAAGGTTTAAAAGTTCGCAATTTATATGAACCTATAGGTTATATAGTAAACCCAGACTATCCGCATTTATTCTTTTCTCCAGACAGATTACAAGTAAATAAGGATATTCGTATTCGCAATAGTAAGATTAACATTGACAATGTTGAGGCAATTGTAGAAATCAAAACAATTAGTGGTTGGAGTAGTAAACAGTGGGATGGTGGAATGCCTCCTTCGTATTACTTACAGCTCCAAACCTATCTGATGGGATTAGATATACAAAAGGGTTACTTGGTTTCGTTGGAGGACGGTAGAAATCTCAAGGTCCACGAGTTTGAGCGTGACGATGCAATGATTGAGATGATTGGTAGTGTTACGGCAGAGTTTTGGGACAGAGTGCTACTTGGTCGTGAGGCTGTTGCCAATGGTACAGATTATGATCAGTATGCACCACCGGCAGATGGTACAATGGCATATGAGCAGTTCTTAAACGAGAAGTTCAAGAATCCAGAGGAGAATACAATCAAGAGTACTCCTGAAATAGATGAGCATATTTCTGCCTACTTGGAGATTGGGCCTCAGATAGTGGCTTTAGAAGAACAGAGAAGAGAACACTCTAATATGATAAAAGACTATATGGGAAATAACGTAATCCTAGATAGTGAGATAAAGAAGGCAACATGGAGACCCAATAAAAATGGAAACAGAGTTTTTAGATTATGACGAAGTCTGGGAAGAAGGGGGATATGAAATGGTATCAGGAGATGTGGAAGTCACGACCACACAAATGCCAGGAATGTGGGATACATCTACCTCACTTCAGTCCGATGTTTATTTCACATATCATTACAAAAGGAAGTTATCCGAGTCTGAGGCATCATCCCGACAACTGGATGCTTTACTGTATGTCATGTCATCAGCAATGGGAATTTGGGGATCGGAAGACGATGAAGACCTATGAGCAAGCAACAGAAATAGCAGAACGCCTTAAACGAGAATATCATGAATCACGGTAGTTTATTCAGTGGAATAGGAGGATTTGATCTAGCAGCTCAATGGTGCGGATGGAATAATATGTTTCACTGTGATATAAATGAATTTAGTAGAAAAATATGTAGCCACTATTGGCCACAAGCAATAAGTTATGACAACATCAAGACAACTGACTTTACCCCTTGGAGAGGAAAAATCGATGTCCTCTCAGGAGGATTTCCATGCCAGCCATTCAGCCACGCTGGAAAAAGATTGGGAAAAGAAGATGAACGCCATCTTTGGCCCGAAATGTTCAGAGCAATCACAGAAATCAAACCAAGATACATCGTGGGGGAGAATGTTCGTGGACTCCTTAGTTGGTCGGACGGACTGGTTCTCGAAGAGGTCTACGCTGACTTGGAAAGTGAGGGATACGAAGTCACAACGTTCTTACTTCCAGCTGTCGGCATCAACGCACCGCACAAAAGAGACAGGGTCTGGGTTGTTGCTAAAGACACCAGCAGCGATGGACGCATACTCCGAGAATCTCAAAAAGAAGGAACAGAAGTTCGGGAACTCCGGGACTTTAGCACAGGAAGTAGCGACAGGCTTCATATATCAGAGGGGAGTACTGCCGACACCATGCAGGTTCGACTACAATTCGGCAAGGACGGAAGAGAAGTGGAAGGAGGATCAGGCCAAATACAAAGCCAAAGGAGTCAACCTACAAATGGGACTGAAACAAATGGCTCGTTTCGAGATGCTACCGACACCACAAGCACAAGAGGGGGGAAAGATAACTGGAAAGGAGAATCAAGATTCAATGACCAAACGAGTAAGACAAATGACTGGCAAAACTTCCCAACTCAATCCCCACTTTGTAGCGGAGATGATGGGCTTCCCACCGAATTGGACGGACTTACCTTTTCTAAGTGGAAAAAAGAATCCATAATGGGATACGGCAATGCCATAGTACCGCAGATAGCATACAG